CTCATACATCTCTCGACACTCTGATGTCATACCTCCACCACTACTTCCTACACTTGCATGTGTTTGAAGTTCTTGAATCTTATTTTCAAGAGCAGTAAGTCTATCATCATTGCTCTTTTGTGTAGCACCAGTAGGCATTGGATGTGCCTGTTTTTCTAATGCTTGTAATCTTTTCTCAACTTCAACATCATACTTTGACATAGAAGCACCAGTTGCAGACTTTGCTGCTTTTCCTTTTGCTGCCATCTTTTTAACTTAATCTATATTATATATCAGCTACAACCCCCTCCTTCTCTAAATCTTCTTTGATTAAATCAACAACTAATTCATATGTATCATATGGATCCTCATAAAATTCTACATCTTGATCTCTATAAAATTTTAAAATCTTCTTATAGAGTTTGGGATTTTTAAAGTCTAAAGCAACAGTACCATCTACGGTCTGTGTGAGAACATCGACATTTTTCTTAAACTTAGAAATCAGTGACATTTTCTTTTTTAATTAATAGGTAAATTTTAAACGATTAACAACCATCGTCATGATCATTATAAAACGACCAATCATAATCTGTCAATGGTTCTGAGTCATTTTCTTTATCCTCCTTTACATTTTCAACTTCATTGGCCTCTTTTTCAATCATCTGACTAAATGGCATCCACGTTATTTAGATAAAGTTAACTCCACCATTCTTATAAACATCCCTTTCATATCATAAAATAACTGATAATTCTCAGTAGTTACATAATGTCCTGTAATATCATTCCCATCACAATGCCAACCATATGCCCTAACCCGTTCTTCAGCACCATCTATTCTCATCCTCTTACTACCATCTAGATATGAATGATATCGTTCGTCTAGGTTAATCATGGTTTTTGATTGAATGTGAGGGTACTCTAACATAATAGTTGTATTTTATCTATAAACTTTATGTTGTCTTTAGAGTTGATTTACCTTTCTTCAAAATCCAATTTACGAACTTTACGTTTACTTCTCTTCTTTCTCCACTCAAAATCAGCCTCACTAAAATAACTTTTAGGATCTCTATCATCAACACGCATCCTAACTATTACAGTTTGTGATAAATCAACCGCTGTGATTTTATCCCCAACAATTGATGTCATGTTAGAACAACCACAGCATTGCGATCTACCATCGTTACTATTCAGTTCTTTACCACAACTCTTACACCGTACTACAAACATTGGCCCAGTCCTCTTCAAATAATTGCATTCCTTTTTCGGTTAGAATATGATTGTACATCTTATCAAAGATTGTTGGTGGAATCGTACATATATGGGCACCATATTCAAATGCCCTACCAACCTGTCTTACACCTCTAATAGATGCAGCAAGTATTTCTGTTTCAAATACATTCTGTTTAGTAAAGATACTTGCAATCTCTTTTACTAAACACAACCCACCAAATGAATTGTCATCTACTCTACCTACGAATGGTGAAACATACTTGGCACCTGCCTTTGCTGCAAGTATTGCCTGTGATGCTGAGAATATAAGAGTTACATTTACTCTAATCAATTCTCTTGATAACTGTCTACATGCAAACAATCCATCTGGAGTACAAGGTACTTTAATAGTTGCACACTTACCAAATATTTTAGCAAGTCTTCTACCTTCTACAACCATCTCAGGGCCATCTCCCATAACCTCCATACTAATATCATCATAACCTATATCTCTTAACTCAAGATAAACATCCTCTGGTTTCCTACCACTCTTCATAATCAAAGTTGGATTGGTAGTTACACCATCAATTAAACCAGTTAAGTATCCATCATGAAGTAACTTAGTATCAGCGGTGTCTAGAAAAAGCTTCATAGTCTTGAATGAATCATCCATAATTCTCATCTTATATATCAATGGGGGTAATAATCTTTCTTCATATACCGTCCAAGTATGTTGGAATTATAATATGCAGGTTCTCCATTGTCAAGAGATTCCTGTAAAACATTATTTAAAAACAACTGCTTGGTCTCTTCGTAATTTACATCTCCGAGTCTGGTATGGAGGGATAAGATCTCTCGTTTGAACGCTGCATTTCCAAGAAGCTTTCTATCTGCACTAAGCTCTGCAGAGCTTCCATAGTATCTTTTCCAGTCACTCTCAGACGTAACCCGTCTCTTACCACCTCTAGGTTTACGTTTTTGTTGGAAATATTTTCTACCGATGTATTGTTTGCCAGATTGAAGATTAGTAATCCTGTAGACGAAACCGAAGAAATCGTTAATGTCGTCAGAAGTAAAAGTTGAACCTTTATAGGTCCAGGCGTTTTCATAATCTCCTTCAAGATTCGATTCCATTTCATAGTCTTTCTATCACTCGTCTTATTTAGTCATTTCCAATTAACCTTTTGGGTAACGACCCTGTGATGGGTCTTTCGCACGTTCTGCAGCATTTTCTGCATCAACTTTTGCTTGATGAGCACGAACCTTTGCCTTTTCTGCAGCACTCTGTGGTTTTCTAGGGTTATCCTTACTCACATACCCACTCTTTCCAACCTCTTTTTCAATTTTCTTTTTTACAAAATCGAATGCCGCATCTTCAGTAAATTGTTTATAACTTTTCATTTTTTTATTTTTATTTATGATTCAGTAATTATAGTACTATTCTTCCAGAAGCCTGGTTGAAAAGTATTACCATTTTTTGTATATGTATATGACTGATCTTGTTCAGCTAATGCCTTTGATGCATATACTTTCCTCTTGGCATAATCATCTGTCCAATGATTATCTCCAGAATAATACATATCAGAACCAACATTCCAATGTGCTACAAGACTTGTTTTCTTAATGTGATAAGGCATTCTATCCTCCAACTAATTTATCATAGTCATCAATATTATCCATAACTGCCTTCTTCATATCTTCAAAATCCCACTCTATCTTAGAGTTTGAATCCTGAGAAGGTGTCTTTTTTGACATCTTGTTTGATTCCTCCGACGACATAGGACTCTACCTCCGTCTCTTGTGGTGCGACTTGAAGACCCTTAGAGGATATCCAATGTTCTGTCCAAGGTAATGGATTGTTTCTTGCAGGAATATCATACTGTGGTTTAAGACCAATTGACTTCATTCTCTTATTGGCAATCCATTCAACATACTGATGTAATAATTTATCATTTAGACCAATCATAGATCCATCCTTAAACAAATACTCAGCCCACATTTTCTCTTCATTCACACAACGATCAAACATTTCATATGTCCACTGTTCCTCTTCCTTAACTATTTCAACCATGTCAGGATCATCACCCTTTCTCCAATTGTTTATAATATTCTGAGTCAAAGCCAAATGTTGATTCTCATCTCTTGCAATAAGAGATATGATCTTTGCACTTCCCTCCATAAGTTTGAGTTCACCGAAAGCAAAAGAACAAGCAAAACTAACATAGAATCTAATACCTTCAAGGATGTTAACATTGGCAACTGCTCTGTATAAGTGTCTTTTTAAATCTTTAATTGTCCATTCTGAATTAGGATGATCCCTCATATCAGGTTTCCAAGCATTACTCTGCCCATATTCCTGTGCATAATTTATAAAACTATCATAAGATTCTGTTACACTAGCAGCACGTTCTAGAATACGATCATCATTTAAAATTTTATCAAATACGTCAGAAGGATCTGCATACACATTCTTAATCACATAAGTATATGATCTACTATGAATCATCTCCATAAAAGACCACACTTCCATACAGGCCTCTAACTCTGGAAGAGAACAGTATGGAAGAAAAGCCATGCCTGGAGCACGACCTTGTACAGAATCTAACATGATCTGATATTTCAAGTTAGATGTATAGATATGTTTTTGTTCTGGACGTAATGATTGATAATCACCACGATCTTTCTGTAGAGATACCTCTTCAGGTCTCCAGAAATATCCTAGTTGTTGTTTTGTTAGATTTTCAAACTGTGGATATTTGAAATTATCATACCGTTGAACTCCAAGTGGAGCACCAAAGAACATTGGTTGTTTCTTGGTATCTATGTCTTTAGTGTTAAAGACGGTCATTCCTTTCACTTCATTCATTGGTTTAGATATTTTAAATTGCACAACTGTCACAGGTTTCCTCCTCTTCTTTTTCAACTATACTGTTGATAAGATCATCTACATTAGGAACTTCAACAACATCATCTGTCTTTTGATCATGTGTATTCTGATAATAAGAAGTTTTCCAACCCAACTTATAAGTTGTCAATAAGTCATTAGCCATAACTGAAACAGGAACTTCATTATCAGGATAATTCTCTGGATTATAACTCCAGTTACCACTGATTGCTTGATCAAAGAACTT